AGAATTATTATCTCAACCTCTTGTGTTACAAGAGTCCGATGTATTAAAAGCACAAGCAAACGCTGCTAATCAAGTGCACATAATTGTAAGCTTTATGGAGGTTACAAAAGGTCAACTTTAGAAAGGATAAAATGAAACAACTAATTCTTAAGTTAGTTTGGTTGTATATCAAATATGGTATGCATCCAAAAGTAAGAAAGAATTCTATAACAAAAATAAGAAAGGACTAAAATGAATTTGCAATCATTATTTATTACCCCTGTTATGATGACAGAAATAAAAGGGCATGGTCATTTAATAGATCGACTTTATGAAATAAAAGCTATGGATGAAAAAGGCATGCCAAGATCTAATATTGGAGGTTGGCATAGTAATGATGAGCTATTTAAAGATGAAGAATTTAAAAGCACAGTTGGTGATATATTATACAAAGCGAAAGAATGCTTTAATCATTTGGACGTGCAGGATAATTATGTCCCAGAAATGACTGGGCTATGGGGTATGATCAATCCACCAGGATCTAGAAATAACGTACATACACATCCTTATAATTATCTATCGGGGGTCTACTATTTAAAAGTACCTCAAAATAGCGGTAATTTAGTGTTTTTAGAGCCAAAACCACAGGCAGAGGTACTATCACCCCCAAAGAAAAAAGACGCATCTATACATATAGCTCACAGCGTTGATTATGAACCAAAAGAGAATGCCTTGATTTTTTTCCCATCTTGGTTACAACATGAAGTTAAATATAATAATTCTAAAGAAGATAGAGTTATTTTAAGTTTTAATATAAATTGGAGAGAAAATGCCGATAGTTAAAGATGCAGAACAAATAGGTACAGTTACTCTAGAAGACGGAAGAACTGTTCCAAAGTATAATGTCAAAACAGAAACGACAATCACTAATACAGAAACAGGTCAAGAATATGAGTCAGAAGAAGCTATGCAAGCAGACATTGACGATCCAAACACTTCAACCACTGTTGAAAAAATTAGACGAGATGTTAAAGTATTTGCTCCATCTTTAAAAGATATGTTAGGAGAAACGCCTAAATAGTTAATGACAGTCGGTGTAAATATATCACACGACTCTTCAATTTGTATCAAGAAGGAAGAAAGTATTAAATTTTTTGAAGAAAGTCGTTTTAATAAAAAAAAATATTGGTCACCAACTCCTAACAATTTCGATTACGTTTCATTTAAAAATATAAAAGATTTTAATGATGTTTTTGTATTCGCTTGTTATGGTGATTTGGATGATAATCACAAAAATATTGTAAAAAATATTTGTGAAAAATACAAAATTAAAAATTTTATATTTAATGAATTAATGCATCACGTATATCATGCATGTGCTGCTTTTTATACATCATCATTTAATGAAGCTTTAGCCGTTGTTGTGGATGGAGGAGGAGCTTGTTTATCAAGCAAAAACATTTATAGAGAGAGCGACAGTATTTACTATATTGATAATTTAAAAGTACAAGAAAAATACAAAAGCTATGGTAATGCTAGATTTACAACTTTGTTTAACGAATTTAAAAATAAAAAAAAATTATTAAAAATAATAGAGCTTTTTAAAAAAAATTCGCAAGAAGAAAATATTCTTGATTATTTTTATATAGAAAACAATTGTTTGTATAGAATGACAAATAGTTATAACCCTGGAGACTTATTTAACCATTTGTGCGATACCATTGGTTTATATAGTTTTGAAACCAATGAGCCTGGTAAAGCTATGGGACTTTCATCTTATGGAAATACTTTTGGCAAAAGGAACGAGGATTTAGCTAAACAGGTTCAAACAGCTACTGAGGAATATACTATAGAATTAATAGAAAAAGCATTAAGTTATGCCAATACAAAAAATATTGTTTTATCTGGTGGTTACTTTTTGAATTGCGTTAACAATTACAAATATACTCAATATTTTAAAGATATAAATTTTTTTGTTGATCCTTGTCCTCATGACGGAGGGACTGCTTTAGGAGCAGCTGTGTGGTATGATTATTACAAATAAACAAGACGCAATAGATAAAATATTAGAACAACAAGTAGTTGCTATTTTTCAACAAAGTTCAGAATACGGACCACGTGCTTTAGGCAATAGATCTTTGCTGTTTGATCCTAGAAACAAAAACGGAAAAGATATTGTTAATAAAATAAAAAGACGTGAATGGTTTAGACCTTTTGCTGGCACAGTGTTGTTGGAGCACGCAAACGATTGGTTTGAAATGGGCACGATTAAAGAATCTCCTTACATGTCTTATGCTGTTCCTGTTAAAGAAGAGAAAAGAAATTTAATACCTTCCATAACTCATGTTGATGGAACATGCCGAGTGCAAACTTTAACTAAAAATCAAAACAAAAATTTTTATGAGCTAATAGAAGAATTTTATAAAATAACTAAAGTGCCTATATTATTTAACACGTCTTTTAATCTAGCTGGTGAACCATTAGTAGAAACACTAGATGATGCACGCAGCACGATAGAAAGATCAGACTTACAGTATATTTACTTACCAGACTTACAGTCACAGTCATCTGGACAATGATTTGACGCATCTTTCATGTGTCTTTCAAAGTCTCTTTTGACTGCTAAAAGTTCTGAGTGAAATTTACTTAATTTATCTGCTAAATAAGCAATAGCTTTATTTGTGTCTTCATTATCCATATTTATCTCCTAGATTGTTAATTTTGGTGAGAACCTAATGTAAGCATATTTTCTTGTTCTGCAACAGTATTTTTTTAATTGTTTTCTTGACACAAAATTTATGTTATAAAAGCTTAGAAATAAGAATGAGATATTATAATTTATCTGAAAACATTATAGCGTGTGACAATTTTCTACCTTCTCAAAAAATAGATGAACTTTATTCCGATTTATTAAACAACAGACAAGTTTTTTCACCACCTAGTTGGAGTAACGAAACCAGCACAACTACAGAATTATTTAGTGAAAAATGTGGCGGCCTAGACTTTTGGCTCAACAATAAAACAAAGCAAGATAATAATTCTTTTATAGAGAGTGTACATAAATGGATGATGCATCAAGGTTTTGAATATTACGTTAAAGACAATGGTGCTCAGGTTTATGATTTTCTAAAAAGAAAATTAGAATGGGATATTCATGTCATTTCTTATAATAACGGTGGATATTACAATTGGCACAAGGACATCTCTATGTCTACCTTGTTTACATTTAATTTAATTTTAAACAAAGGTGACACTTTAAAAGGTGGCGATTTATTATTTTACGATAGAGAGATCATAGAAGTTGAAAATAAAAATAATTTTTTAGTTGTGTTTCCTTCTTACATTCCACATGCCATTAAACCTGTATACACAGAGGATAAAAACGATGTGCCTTTTTTAGAACAGAGATTTAGTATTCAATTTTGGGTGAGGTTTAAAAATGATTGACAAAACAACACAAGTCTTTGGAAAAATAGTTTGTAAGTACACTATACCTTTAGATCAAATAGAAGATTTTAATAATGTTTACGACCAACATAAAGAGGAGCTCATATCCAATTCTGCTAGATTAGTAGGTAGATTAGAGTCTGAACTTGAAATAACTCACTTATTACCCAAAACTAAAATATTCTCAAACCTTGCTGCTTGCATGGATGATTATATAGAGACATGGTATAAAACAGGGGAAGGCCTAAGAAACCCACCTGAACAACATTTAAAAAGAAAGTTTGATATTTTAAGCTGTTGGATGAATGATATGGTAGAAAGAGAATACAACCCACCTCATACACATTATGATGGCACAGGCTGGTCGACTGTATTATTTTTAAAAGTTCCTGAATTTGTAAACGAAGGTGGTTTTAAAGGTCAGCTTCACAAATTTAGAGATGGGCAACTGGGATTTATTAGTGTTGATGGCACGAATACTTTATGGGTTGAACCGAGGGTTGGTGACTTTTATATTTTTGAGGCAATACATCAGCACTGCGTAATGCCTTTTAAAACAAAAAATAAACAAGACATAAGACGGTCTATGTCTTTTAATTTTTTAATGGAGAAAGCTGAAGATGTTTGAGAAAAAAATAACTTTTTGTTGTATTAACGAAAACTTGGTTAAAGTATGGCCACATCCAAAACCATCCACAAGATTCATACCAGACGAATATAAAAAGTTAGAAAGATTTAAAAATGGGGATTTACATGAAGCAACAGTAAAAACTTGTATGCCATTTTTAGATTCTATGACTATGGGATACATAATACCTTTTGATCAAGATTATGTAGTTACACCTACAGAGTTTGATTTTGATGTTGTTCCTGCTAACAGACAACCAGATGATTTTGGTTTTCATGGCAAAACTCAACTTCCTAATGAGTGGCATAAAACTACTGGATCTAACGCAGGAAAGTTTCACAATAAATGGTTAATTAAAACACCTCCAGGTTATAGCTGCTTGTTTATTAAACCTATGAATAGATTAGAATCTAGATTTGAAATAATACCAGGTGTAGTAGATACAGACGATTACATAAATGCAATTAACTTTCCTTTTATTTTACATAAAAGAGACGAACAATTTATAATTAAAAAAGGGGAGCCAATGGTGCAGATAATACCATTTAGAAGAGAGTCTTGGAAAATGTGGTCTGGATTTTACTTTGAAAAATTACATCAAAAAACGGTGGATCTTTTATCTAGCAAATGGTCAGATAAATACAAATCAATGTTCTGGAAGAAAAAAAGTTATAAATGATAAAAAAAATACAAGACTATATCATGTGTTTTGAAAATTCTATAGATCCTAAACTTTGTAAAAAAATAATTACAAAAAGTTATAATCAAACTTTTGTGCCTGCTTTAAGTGGTGGAGGCGTAAGAAGTTCTAGTAGAAATTGTTATGAATCTCCATTGGATGTTGAATTTCAAAACGAAATATTTAAAGTTGTTGGTCAATCAATACAAAACTATCAAGAGGCACATCCTAATTTTATTACGGGATTAACAACAGAAGACACGGGTTATGGGCACTTACTATATATCGGTGCAGAAAAAGGTGAATACAAAGAACATGTTGATAACTATGATTTACACCAAAGAGTTTTAAGTATGTCTTTAATTTTAAATGATGATTATGATGGCGGTGATTTTGCCTTTTTTGAAGGTCAACACATTGTTAAAAAACAAAGAGGTAGCGTCGTAGCTTTTCCAAGTAATTTTTGTTTTCCTCATGCAATCACTCCAGTAAGTAATGGCGACAGGCACGCAATAATTACGTGGATACATTAAATGTATATTAAAGCTAACATTGATGATTGTGCGCTTATAATTAATGAATTTTTACCAGATGAGTTATTTAAAAAAATAAAAAATTATGACTACAAATTAGATAAGAAGAATGCTTCATATTCTCATTGGGATGAATACCTTTTCAAAGATGATAAACAAAATACAACTATGGAAGAAGTCAAAATTTCTAACATTGTATCTGTCATAGAAAAAGGCGACATTCAAACTGATGAAAATATTTTTAAAGAGTTTTCACAAATTTTAATAGATTGTCCATTTATACCCTATCAAACAAACTCAAGTATTCATATAAATTATTATGAGTATGATAAATTTTCAGGTATCAACTGGCATGATGATGGATCATATACTTTAAATTATTCTTTTTATATTAATGATGATTGGGATGACAATTGGGGTGGAGAGACTTTAATTAATACAGGAAGAGGTTTGCCTTTAGCGAGCTACCCTCATTCAAACACTCTTTTAGCTATTAAAAATGGAATAGCACATAAAGTTTGCCCTGTAACGGGTCCTAAAAAAAGAAGAGCTTTACAAATAAGAGGTATTTTTTACGAATAGTTAGAGTCGTAGTCTATCCAAGTTTTATTCCAAACATGATTAGCGTGCGTGTTTTCCTCAGCAGCGTTACACCAAGCAGCAATAGAAGCATCATATTCTGAGTCATGTGTTGCTTTTGCTGTTTCTATTTGAGTTTTTCTTTCCTCTGCCCAAGTTAATAAAGCAGCTACTGTTGTTGAAGCTACAGCATCACTTGTTGAATTTAAGGAAGTATTTCCAGTCATCATATTTGTTGACGGATCAATATTTTGAATTTCATTTTGACCAGGTTGATTATTCCATATTACAAAATGTATTGTATCTGGCAAAGCTGGCATATTTTTACCTTTATCAGCCCACACTATAGGATAAGAGTCGTCTATTAGAATGCTTTCTTTATTAGCTATTACAATTTGTGTTGCCATTAATATCTCCTAATGTTTTATAATATAGTTTACCACCACAAAAGGTGAGAATGAATTTGTTCCAGATCCTGTTATAGTTCCAGTTAGAGTTCCTGATAAAGTATGAGAGTGATTGTGTCCAGTGCCTGATCCAGCATTCGCTACAGTACCTGATGGGTTATTTTGACGTCCGTTTGGAGCAAAAGGCGAAGTGTTTTCGTTTTGTAAACCTGCATTTGTTCTTTGGTTACTAAATGCGTTAGCATTTGTTGTATGACTGTGACTAGCTAATTGAGCAGTTGTTAAAGATGTATTGTCAATGTTACCAGTGACACTAACTGCTTGGTTGTTGGTCAAAGAAACAGTAACAGTATTAGCTCCTCCTGTTCCCGCTAAGTTGTAAGTATTACCATCAAAACCTTGAGGCATTTTACCTTGTAGATTAGGAACATTAAAAGTAGTTGAGTTATCACCTACACCGTAAGTAGTTCCTGTTACAGCAAACAAATCAGCATATGTAGTTCTTGAAACAGCAGATCCGTCACATAACAAATAACCAGCTGGTGCTGTTGCTTTTGTCCAAGGCTTTATAGCGCCTACTTCACTTCTGTTTACTATATCTTGTAAGTTAGCCATAATTAATCGTTATACTTTAATAACCAACCGTTGTCACTGTCATAAAACACCAACGCTATACCAGCACGATTAGTTGAAATTGTTAAATCTGATGTTGCTCCTTGAATTTTAGAACCATTTCTTGCAACAGTAATATTGTTAGTACCTGATGTGCCATGTGAGTCAATTATTTTAACTTGGTTTCCAATAGAAGGAGAGGAAGGTAAAGTGATTGTTACAGCAGTTCCAGACGTATCAACAAATATATTATCACCATCTGAAGCTGTGTAGTTTCCACTTTTTTCTATCCATGCCTCACCTAAACCAGCAAGAGAAAAAATATCATACCAGTTAGTTCCATCAGTAGAAACTAATCTGTATTTACCATTTGTAATTGTAACTGTGTTGCCTGTAGCACCTAATCTTGCAGTGACGTCAGCGCCACCAGAAATGTTATTGTAAAGTCCGTAAGTTTTTTGTGTAGTTGGAAACTGAACTATGTGAGTTGTAGAAATAGTTCCAGAAAAAATTATTTG